ACGCACGGAGGCGCTTGCCGTCCTTGGCCGACCCACCGACCACCGAGCCGAGCTTCAGGTCCCCTGCCCCGTAGATCATCGCGTAGATCAGGGTCTTGCTCTGGTTGCGGCGGTCCTCATGGCCGGGGTCGTGCTTGTCCCTCTTGGTGCCGGCAGGGACCAGACCGAAGGCGATGGCGTTCTCCCAATGGATGTCGCCGCTCACCACGGCCTTTCCGTAAGTACCGTCGTCGTAGGAGTGGAGGTAGTGGGAGAGGCAGCGGAGCTCAAGCCCCGATGCGTCTGCTCCCACCAGCCTCCACCCCTTCCTCGGCAGGAACAGTCCACGGCACTCCTTGCCGTAGGGGCTCCGCCCCGCAGGCACCTGCGCCATGTTCGGGCGGGCATGGGAAGCCCGTCCCGTCACCGTCCCGCCCGGGTTGATCCTTCCGTGGATCTTCCCGCCCTTGGTCAGCTTGATCCATGCCTCCTCGCCCTCGGCCACCTGCCCCAGGCGCTTCACCACCAGGAGGTACTCCGTGAGCATCTGCGCCTCCGGGTACTTCAGCTCCGAAAGGATCTCCTCGTCGATCCGCGGCTGTCCCGAGGGAGTCACCAGCACCGGCTTCCACCCGTAGAGCTCGTTCAGGCCGCGGGCGATGTCGAGACGGCTCCCGGGGTTGAAGGGGATCGTCTTGGTCTTGGTCTTCAGGACCTCCTTCTTGGGAGGGAAGACCTTCACCAGGCTCTCCTTCAGTTCCAGCCGCTTCGTCAGGAGTTGCGCGGTGAGCCGCTCGGCACCCTCGATGTCGAAGGTCCACCCGGCGACCTCGATGTCACGGCAGATGGACGAGACTTGGTGCTCGAGTTCCCAGGCACGGTCGGAGATTCCCTGCTGAACCAGGTGGTGCCAGAGCTTGCGGGTGACCTCGGTGTCCTGTTCGCAATACTCCTGCATCTCCTCGGACCACCTCGACCAGTCCGCGGTCTCCCCGAAGACGTCCTTGTGCAGCCCGAGGCGGTAGCCCCATGCCTTCAGCGAGTGGCTCCCGATGAGATCCTTGGGGAACTCGGTGCGCTTGAAGTCGTCGTTGCGGATGTCCGGGTAGCAGAGGCGGGAGAGGACAAGGGTGTCCACGACCTTCGCCTGGGTCTCGAAGCCCAGCACCTTCCGCATGGCGGGGAGGTCGAAGTTGATGACGTTGTGCCCGACGATGGCCGGGGCAGCCTTGAGGATCCGCAGGGACTCCCCATGCCCGATGGCCTCGTAGGTCGATGCAAGGACGTTCGCGGTCACCGCATCGCGGACCACGATGGAGTGGATGCGGGTGTATCCGTCGAGGGCGTCGGTCTCGATGTCGAAGATGACGGGGTTCATGTCGTCACCCCAGACCATTGGTCTGCCATTGCGTTTGCAATCCCGACATAAGTCCGCGAACGCTGCTTCCACCGATCTGGGCTGGGTGCCATTCGATGAACCTTGGCCTCCCTGCCGTCCACGATGTTGGACGGAACCAGCTTGGGGAGGTTCTTTAGCCAAAGGCAGGTCGCCTTCGTTTCTCCATGCCCGAACTGCCAAGGATGCACAATCTGATCCGGCTTGCGAATCTTGGTGCTGATGACTGAAACGGGGTTCTCAATGCACCATCGAGGCACGGGGCAGTCCATCAAGATCCGGACGAAGTCCAGCGCCTCGGCTTGCTCCCGCTGCTTCTTCGCAAACCACTTCGCTCCCGAGACGGCAAGATGGGTGCATGGCGGATGGGCGACCATAAGGTCCCAGCCGTCGCCCAAGATGTCCCGTACGTCGCCTTGGTAATGAGGCCCATCACTCTCGGAAGGCAGCAGGTCGCATGACATGGCGTCGCAACCATTGGCAATGAACGCATCGCGTACGGTGCCGCTGAACTCGCAGGCGACAAGAACTCTCATGCCGCCTCAATCCCGCTGCAAACAGAGAGGTATCTCATGGCAATCCGTTGCTCCGTAGATACGACCGTCTTGATTCAGAGACAATGTATTGACGATCCTTGGCGATCCAAGGGTCAGAAAGGAATATTGCCGTCTATTTCTTTCGGATCCTCCGCCGGATCGAACATCGGGCACTCGGCCATGCGGCCCGTCTCCTTGTCGTACTCCAGCGCAAGGCATGAACCCGTCTCTCCCGTGTAGCGGCACTTCAGGACGCGAACCCTCGTCTGGTTCTTGTTCTCTCCCTGCTGGTTCCGCTCGAGCGCGATCACCGCATCGGAGAGCTGCGCGATGCCTTGGCTCGACCGGAGGTGGCTGAGGCTGACCTCTCCTCCCTCCTCATGGCTCCTTCCGTCCACGCGCTTGAGGTGGCAGACCATGAACAGGGTGATCTGGGTCTCCTCGACCAGGGTGCGGAGCTTCGTCACCAAGGCATCGAGCATCCGGCGCTCGTCCCCCTGCCCGTCGTTGAGGCCGCTCACGGCGATGGAGATGTGGTCGAGGAACACGGCCTTGCAGCCGAGGCCCTTGCCCATGTAGCGGATGCGGTCGAGGAGGTTCTGACCCTCGGTGGACCCGAAGTGGTCGTAGAGGTAGACCTTGTTCTCCCCGAAGACCCGGTCAAAGGAGTCCTTGAGCTCTTCCTTGTTGGCCCCGAGGTGGAGCCGGCGGTTGGCCTCGAGGCTCATCAGGCCGATGGCGGTGCGGGCCACGGATTCCTCGAGGGCGATGTAGCCGACCGGGGTTCCGCTCTTGATGAGGTGGTAGGCCAGCTCACGGCAGAACTGGCTCTTGCCTACCCCGGTGCCTGCGGTGACCGTGACGAGCTCACCCGGGCGGATCCCGTGGAGCATCTGGGTCAGGGGTGCCCAGGGGTAGGCGATGCCCGGGGATGCGTCGAAGGACTCGATGCGCTCCCAGATGTCCTGTGCCGCCACGATGCCGTCAGGGCGGTAGGCGGGGGCGATCCAGGTGGCGTTCACCAGCTCCTTCGCCTTGCCGCTTCGGATGCAGTCGTTGGCATCCTTGGCCGGCAGTTGCGCGATGAACGCCTTGCCGGGGCTGAGGACCTTGGCGCACTCCTTCGCCGCCTTCTGCCCGGGCTCGTCCATGTCGAACGCGAAGACCACGCGGTCGAATCCTTCGAGCCAGTCGAGGCTCTTGGCGATGGCCTTGGGTGCCGACTGGGCACCGTTGGGGACGCTGACCACGGGCCACTTGTGCTCCTGCACCTGGCTCAGGCTCATGGCGTCGATCTCGCCCTCGGTCACCACGACCATCCGGCCCTGCCCCGAGAATCGGTGCTGGCCGAACAGGACCATCCGCGAGGCATCCCCGAGGATCCTGAACTGCTTGTCCGCGGTGCGGAGCTTCTGCGCCACGACCTCTCCAGAGGCATCCCGGTAGAGCGCGACCTGCACGGGGTTCCCGTGGTGCTCCCCGATGCCGTAGTTCCAGAGCCGGCAGGTCTCCTCGGTCAGCCCACGCTTCTCGAGGGCTGCGTATTCCACTTCGATCATCCCTGGGATCCTTCCTACTCTCTGCTGCTGCGGTTCAACACCCTCGCCCCGCTCATGGTGCTGGCACCCGAAGCAGTAGGCATGGCCGTCCGAGTAGCGGGCGAGGTTGTTCCTCGATCCACAGCTCGGGCAAGGCTCATGGCGGATGAAGCGAGACGACTCCGTCATGCGGTGAAGACGACTGCGGTTGCCTCGCCGTGGGACCAGACGGCGTTGACGTTCTGCCCCATGAGGGGCAAGAGGTCAATCGCGTCCGACCTGCGGACCGGAAGCCACTTCTCGTCCACCTTCGATCCGACCCCAGGCTTCCCTGCCCGGGTCCTCCGGATCGTCACCCCGGCATCCCAGGGGTGGTCTTCCTCACGCATGTAGAAGGAGACGGTGACGAGCGTTCCTTGCCCGTCGTACTTGACCTTCACTCATGCCTCCACCGCGTAGCAGCGGGTTGACTTGGGAGTCGGTGCCTCGGTCTTGCTGAGGAACGAGTTGAACCAGGACTTCCCGAGGTGACGCTCGATGAAGGTGCTCAGGGAGCAGGCTTCGCTGTTCGTCAGGGTCATCCGGATGTCACCCGAGGTGATGACCAGGGAGTCCCCGTCAACCGAGAACGTCGGCTTCTCCGGGTCGGCTGGGACGAGCTGCGGGTTCAGGACGGTCTTGTAGGAGTTGCTGTAGTGCATGGATGAACCTTTGTGTGTCGTCAAGTCTCATCATCAGGAGCCAGTCGCTCCTGTCCCGGCGCATCAGCACGACGGGAACCTTGTTCTTGCAGTCGCGGATTGCCTGCTCGATGAAGTCGTAGACCGCGATGGACTTCCTGAGCTTCACCTCGCAATGGATGTCTCCGGTGCCTCCGAGGTCAGCCGAGAGGGAACCGGAGGATTGGGCTGCCCGGTACGCAGACTGGATTCCCCAGCACTTGCGTATCGCATCCCGGGCATCCCGCTCCCCGCGCTTCCCACGCTCCCGGTTGTTGGGCATTAGTCAGTACAATTCACT